GTTTTTAAGCGCCTTTTGGAATAATGATTGGCTTTGATATGCTTTTAATTCAGAAGCAGTGTAAACATTCACGCGATTGCCTTTGTGAATAATAAAAAGACCAGTTTTTGTTTTCATAATGTTTGTTTTAAATTAAAAAAGAGTAGGCATAATTGCCTACCCTTGTTAATGATTTTTAAGTGTTTCTATGACGTTTTTAATGTCTGACATACAAGCTCTAATATTTTCTCTGCCGATAGTAAACCAACCATTTCCCTGATTAGCAAGTATCTCGTCTTGTTTGTTTAATTCTGTAATTTGTTCTTCTAAATTTTTAATAATTGTTTTCATAATTGTTTTGTTTTATTTATTACTGCTTTATTGCATTACAAAGATAATGTTTTATTTCAGTTTTAAAAGAATTTTTTTAGTTTTTTTTAAAGTTTTTTTTGTTCTTATCTGTTAGCCTTAAGAATTAAGCATAAAAAAAAGGGCCATAAAAGACCCTTTTAATATAATTATGCAAATAATTATGGAGTTTCGATTGCAGCTTTTGCAGTTGAGAAAGTTCCGTTCACAAACGCATTTGGTAAATAGTTTGTTAAAGCAACTCTTTCAGATACTCTTACTGTTACGAATCCATCACGCACATTTGTTCCATCTTCTCTGAAGAATTCAACGTTTACATTATCTCTAACCCAAAGTTGAGTTCCTGCGGCAAAATTACCAACCAAGAATGTTCCAGAAGCAATTGCAGTATTAAGAACAACTTTAACACCCATAAATGTAGGAGTCAAACCACTGTAAACATCTTTTTTCAAGTATTCAGCAGTTGTATCTTTTAATAAAAGAATTTTATGGAAGTCAGTTGGGTTTAATAAAATACAATCTGCATTGTAATTTAATCCTGCTAATTGGTTAAGTGAAGCAACAAGAACATCAAATTCATTTGCGTTATCTACTGACTGGTAAAAATCCCCACCAGATGAAGTGTCAAAATCTGCTGCATCAGTAATGATACCAGATAAATTTGGCGCAGAACCGTTACCACTTAAAATTTGTGTATCCTCAACTTCAAGAAGTTTTTCTGGCGCACGCGCAGATAAATATGAGGTTAATTGAGCAGTATCAGCTAACATTTCTTCAGAAATACGGAAATAAGTTCCAATTTTTCTTACGTTAGCATCACTTGCTGTCATATCAAAGTCAGATTGTGTCAATGTAGTACCTTCAGCAGTTGCGGCAGCACCGTTAGAATATCCACTTTCTTTTACGAAACGCACAACATCAGATTGTGTTGAACCTTGTGCTAATAACTGACGAATGTGAACTGGTCTTGTTGGATCAAATTTATATCCAGGTACTCTATCAGCAGCAATAACTTCACCAGTGAAATCAGCACCAGTAGTCATATCAGCCTTAATTTCAAAAGAAGCACTTCTTTGATTCCCTTTTGCAAGTCCTTCAATAGCGCCATTCTCTAAAGCATTTTTTAATGCTCCTTTGAAAGTCATTTTTCTGCTTGATTCAAATTGCTTTTTGTTAGCAACTTCAATTGCATCCAATCTATCATTTAATTTATTAGCCATTTCAGAAACTTCTGATTTAATGATTTCATTTGCTTTTACTTCAATAGCATTAGCAACTTCATTGTTTGATTTTTCGATTTTAGAATCTATCGCATTTGTGATTTCATCTAATTGTGATTTTAATTGATTTTCCATTGTATTATTTTTTTATGGAATTTAACAAATAGTTTAACATTTCGGAATCATTGTTTTTTACCTCTACATTCGGCAAAGTGACTTCTGTCGGCTTTGTGAACTCCATAAATAATGATTTTAATTTTAATATTTCAGCCTCTATGGCATAACCCATATCGTCACTGATATTACCTTTGCGTAAAAGTTTAGATAAATTATCATATCGCTTTGATACCTTATCCAAATCAACATTACCTTTTACATCTAATATTTTTGCTTGATCATTAGCTGCTAATGTAACAGCGCTGATTTCATATAATTTTACTTCTGTTATCTCTCTGTAATCACTTTTCATTTGCTTTTGTATTGGCAAAATACCAACACTGTTTTCAGTGATAACGCCAGATTTCATTAATTCAACAACATCTTTGCCTAATTGAGTTTTTGCAATTTCAGCAACAAAAACCAAACCTTTGTCATCCTCATATAGTTCAGTCATTTTACCAATAGGTTGATTCATATCGTGTTGATATAAATATTTCACTCTGTAACCGTTTTCCTCAATTGTTTTTTTATATGCGCCTTTCATTATAACATCCTTGTCAGAATCCATATTACCAAAATATGATCCATAACCTTTTATTATACCTGCCTTTTCATCCGCATCAATTAATTCACCAACTGGTGATGCTTTATATAAAATTGTATTCATAAGAAAAATTTTTGTAAATATACGATTTTTAAAAATTAGCTAACCCACCAGAAGCAACACCAAATCCAATGTCTGAAATTTCTTCAATAGCCTCTGCCTCATCAACTGGGAATGGCGCAATGCTACAACGACAATTAATAACTTCAGCAGCAGGCCCACTTGGATCACCTGGATACATCATAAGAGAGCCACCAACAATAAATGCGTCTTTATATGGTATTGGTTCACTTGCTCCAACTTCGGCGTGCGTGTCCCTTGTACGGTCATCAAAAGAAGCAATCCATTCCTTCATTATTTGTGATTCTGGAAATATAGTTGTTGCACTTTGTAATGTGCCAAAGTTCGCAGCATTGGTTGCTTCTGTCCTAACTAAACGTTCAGATTGAAATTTTGAATATTTAGAAAATTGATTTCTTAAAATCCTACCCTTTTCAACAGCGCCCAAAATCATAAATTCTGGATCTTGCATAAACCTCTGCATTATTGAAATCAGTGTTTTCTTTGCTGTACCGCTAACCAAAACAACTCTTTGACCTGCAACAGCACTTCCAAATGATGCAAACATTTCTTGCCATTGGTTTAAATATGGAGTTGGATTTACTCCCTTGTTAATATATTTATCGAAGTTCCTTGCATACCATTTAGCAAAATGCAAACCGATGTCAGTATATAAATCTCTATAAATTTTAAAAAAATCACTGTTATCAAAAAGCAGTTGGAAATTAGTCTGTCCATCCGCAATAAAAGATTCAATCCCTTTGTTGTATTGTGAATTGTAATACCTTCTAACTTTTGATAATTGTTTGCGTTCTGATTTATTTAGTTCGTTTTCAAACGCTGATTGCCACTTGTCTTTAAATTTATCTGATAAAGGCATTAGTCATTTTTAAGTTTTTCAATTGTTCTAATGGCCCAATCAACTCCTGCTGTACCACCCCAAAGATTCCAAGCAACATAACCATTGTCCTTCCACGGTTCACCCTTATATTTTGGGTCAATCTTTGCATTCTCTCTATGTCTATTGAACTGCGCCATTCTCTTAACAACATCTAATGAAATTGCTTCTCTGTTAGCCAATTGCGATGCTCTGCGCCATCCTACATTTGTGCCTGCTGTTACAACATCCCTTCCATATTTATCACGCCACTCAATCATTCGTTTAGCATTATTTGATGCAGTCTGTGGATAATTGTCAAAAGTTTGTGCCTTTTCAGATGGCTTTTCTTTTGAACTCATTGGATGGCCCTCTGGTAATAAATCAGTATCGTGTTTGCCACTTCTATATTTACCGTTTTTAAGAGCATATAAATAAGAATTTACGCGAGCCATTGCCCATTGTTCTGGTGAACTGACTGATGGCCTAACTGACTGTGGATTTGTATTATATGCACCAATTCCCCTTTCATATACCTTAAACAATGTCGGAACATTGGTTTTTTTGTCTGGGTTATTATCAACACTTTCATTGTGGTCTTTTGCTTTTTTCTCAAGTGATTTTCTTAACCTTTCAGAGATTTTAGCTTTTTTTTTTAAATTATCTTGTTTTTCAAAAAACTTATTTACATCCACATCAACACTTTCCATTGGCATTTCAATTTGATTTGTGTTTAATGGAATTAAATTAGCAGGAACAAAATAATCATCAAGAGATTTATTTTCTTCATCAGCACCATAATTCATTACCGCGCGCTTTTCATTTGGAGTAATCCACCAAGCCTTTGATAATTGGTCAACAACCTTATCTGCTTCCTCTTGAAGTTCTGGTATTACTGTAAAATCATACTCAACGCAAAGTTTGTCACCATATTTTGGCGCCAACCATCGATTTAATTCATCTTTAATTTTAATCAGTTCTGGAATAACAGCATTTTGATATAATGCTTTTTTCGCTTCCTTCATATTGTTATATGATGCGGAATCAGTGTTGTTTAATAATTGAACTGGCACATTGTAAATATTACACAAATCTTTAATTGAAGCGTTGTATTGCTCAATCAAGGAAACATCTGAAGCCTTTAATCCAAAATTAACCCAAGACAATTTTTTTGGTGTTATGATTACATCACCGGCATTATCAGAACCTTGAAATTGTTTTCTGAATTTATCTTTTAGTTGTTGCGCTTGTACTTCATTGATATCACCTTCTTCACTCATTAGCAAACCTCTTGCTGTTTGATTCTGCAAATACTTAACACCAGTTTGAACTGCTTCATTGTTAGTTGTTAGAGTTCGCAAACCTGCACGCAATGGTGATTGGCCATATAAATGCGATCCAGTTCCATCATAATAAGGATTGAAATCTTTAATGTGACATATTTCAGATGCATTTATTTCATATGTGCCATTGTATTCTATTTTGTATTTTTTTACTGGCTGCATAATACCACCGCTAACGATTTCCATTATCTGTGAAGGCATCACATATAACTCATTGTATTTGCCAACATTAGCACCAGTGTCTGGCCCAATTCCGTAAATATACCTATTACCAGTTAGTTTTCCGAAAGCAATTATTTCAGTAATCCAACTGTTATAGGATTGTGCTGCATTTGGGCGTTCTAATAACTGATGAAGTTCTGTGTCTTGTAATTCAACCAATGACCTTTTTTGAAGCAATGCAGCTTTGTTAATTGTGCTTGCATCCATTATGCCACTTGTTAAAGCCTTATATCTTTTATAATCGTTTTCATTAGTTTTTTCATAAACTTGAAAAGGGATTGTGGTTGCCGCCTTTGTGATTAAATTTATAATAGAATAAACTGTTGCGTTTTTTCTGTAACCCTCTGTAATATAAGAATCATCATTTTCTGGATTCCAAACAATAGATTCGCCAAGCCAATTGTAAATTGCGCGATTATATTGTTCTGCTGTTTGTTGTGAGTTTTTATTTATAATGGATCGGAAACGGTCTAAAAATGAAGCCATATTTTATTGATATATAAAATTTTCGTAAAAATACAAAATTAAAATTTAGTTTTACACCACAAAGAAGTTGTTGATTAAGTTCCTCTCAATAGCATATGCAGTAACGTCAATATGTTCATCGTGTTTTGCATTTGGAAATGTACTAACTTGTTGTAAAAAAGCATCATTCCAATTATCCTTCACTAAATAAACTCTGCCACCCTCAATAAATGGAGATGAAGCGCGTGCGCGTTCTATTTTAGAATATTTTACGAAATTAGTTTTTAGTTCAGATACATTGAAGTTAGTTTCACGCCTTAACAATTGAACTAATGATTTACCAGATGCTTTTGGTTCAACTAATATTTGTGTAATGTTAACACCACAAGATTTGACAAAAGACCTAATAAAATTTTTCAACTCTGGCATCTCCAAATATTTATCAATGCTTTTAAATATATAAAGATTATCACCACTCTTGCCGCTTATCTGTATCCCAGTTGGATCATTCCTTGTGTCTTTTGTATATGCGCCATCAATGTACATTTCAAAATTTATATCATTTGGAATTTCAGCAGGTGTAATTATTTGAAACCAATCTTTTCTCCATTCTCCACCTTCTGGCGGTGATGGTATTTGTAAATATTGACCACTGAATGTATATCTGTCTGCTTGCCTAATTGATTCAAGTTCTTCAAAAGAATGTTTTTCTGGCCACAATGGGTTATTGTTTTCATCTAATGCAGATAACTTTAAATGATACCAATCTTCACCGCTTCCACCCTCTAACAAATAACCAGATAAATCTTCCTCGTGTAGCCTCTGCATTATTACTATTACTGGAACATCGCGGTCATTTACCCTTGATCGAATCGTTGTATTATATCTGTTATTTATAAAAGATCGACGCACATCAGACAATGCATCATCTGGTTTTAATGGGTCATCAATAATTATGGCGCCACCACTACCGGCACCGAATCCAGTTATTGCACCACCGCTTGCAGTTGCATACACTCCACCGCCTTGTGTTGTATACCATTTTTTTTGGCTTTGTGAATCCTTCTTTAAATTAATATCCCAAATAGTTTGAAAGGCATCAGAATTAATATATTCTTTTGTCATTGAACTATTATCAAGCGCCAATGAATCTGAATAACTTAAATGTATAAATTTAGCTGTTGGTTTTTTTGCAAGTACCCAACCAATAAACATTTTAACAGCGATTTCTGTTTTACCATATCTTGGCGGTATGTTTATTATTAAACGCTTTATTTCTCCATTGTAAACCCTTTCAAGCGTGTTTGCAAGCGTTTTGTGAAACTCCGCAACCTCAAACTTGTTTCCAGTGTTTTCTTTGAATATGTAGCGTGTGAAGAATAATAAAGAGTTTTCGCACTTCTCTTTTATGATTGCGTTAATATTCGTCATTTAGAATATCATCAATTTTTTGTTTTGCTTCATCAGATAATTTTGATGTGCTTACATTAGCATTCATTTCAACCTCTCGGCGTTCAATGTAACCGCGTTTTTTTCCTTTAGTCTTTAAATAAAATATCGTGGCGGTAGTGTTGCCTTCTTGTATCTGTTTATGTAATTGAGATTCAACAAAGTCTAAAGTCATATTTTGCAACTCATCAACAGCATCTTTAAATGCAGAATCATTATTATAATACTCGTAAAATGTTGATCGTGCGCAACCTACTATTTTGCAAGCAGTTGTAACAACACCAAGAGATTGTTCAAGCGCTTCGACTAAATTGTTTTTTAGTATGTCCGATTTTGTTTGCATAATACAAAAATAAAAAAAAATGTTGTATATAAAAAAACAGAAAACTATTTACCACACATTTCACAAACCTCTTTTGGTTCATCTGTGATTTCTTTAGGCTTGTCATCTAATGGAAGATCAAACACTGGTAAATCAACACCCCAAGAAACTAATTGTTTTGTATCCCATTCATTGGCTAATATATCCCAATCCCATTCCCCAAAACCAGAATTATCCTTTATAATAAATTCACGCTTTTGTGCCTCTGTTAAGTTGCTAACTATATCAACCCAAACTTCAAAATATCCTGCTGATTTTAATGCTCTTAAACGCATATTGCCACCTAAAACAGTCATTGTTTCATCAACGACAATAGGGCGTATTTCCAACATTTCTGGAAACTCCTTAATTGACTTAATAAGTTTTTTAAACTTACTGTCTTTGATTAATCTTGGATTGGATTCTGTTGGTTTAATTGATCTTATATCAACTAATTTTTTCACTATTCAGATTTAGTGTACCAAATAAAAGAAATACCAACAATAAATAATTCAATTTGCAAACAATGTTCTGTTTCTCCATCAAGTTGTGATTCAATGGCTACGAAATCAAGTTCCGAATTCCAATAATTAATGCCTAAACATAGGCCATAAATAGGATAAATAACTGTGTTGAAATTAAGTCTAAACATACCAATATTTTTTGTAAATATACAAATATAATTCCCAACACTTTTTTAGCGCTTCAGCGTTGGTATATGTGTTTGGTGATACAGTTTTTTTACCTCTGTTGTTTATGTCAACCTTTAATCCAAATTTTGTTGGCAG